CAGGAACGTAACCGTTTGAGCCATCCATAGCACCGCGCCACAAATCATAAAAGATACCTGACACACCATTCGCAGTGCTTTCAACAAATATGGCAGTGCCTTTTGCACTTGGTACAGCCTGAGTGAGTCCATTCCAGTTATCCAGGGATGAGTTTTTACTCCAAAATGCCAATTCTGATGCATGAACGTGGGTGAGAGTTTCACCCCTTGCAATCGAATTACCACCTGCTGTTGCCACCACGAATGAAGAGTCAAGAATATCAAATGATATCTCCTTACGTGATGAGTATTTAGTATGAGGTTTAAGTATATCCGGGCAATTCTCATGATACCGTTTAGTCATGTCAAAAAGTGCCCTGGTACTGTCTGCATGGTGAGTTACCACGAGAGCTTTACATGCTGGCTTTTGACTAACACTAAAATATAAGTAACCACCTGTATAAGTAGACAAACCTTGTTGCCTGGCTTTTAATATGATTACTCTGATTTTGCCTTCAGTTTCTATTTGTTTATTAACTGCTGTATGAAGGATTTCTTGGGCTGGGTTTAACTTAAGTGATGAGATTTCACCTTCTTTAGTTCTTATCTTTAGTGCTGCTTTGGCATAGTACCTAAAATCATTAAGTAGTTTCTTCCTCACTTCCTTTAATGTCTTTTTCATCGGTCTGCTCATCCTCATTCATAAGTGCAACTAAGAAATCTTCTGCTTTAGATATAGAGACATCAGATTTACTTGCAGGTTTAGACTTAGTGAAGTCCAGGACTAACCTTGCAGCACTGAGTCTTTCACGAGTCTCTCCAGGAGTGCGTATTATTTCTACGGCACACTGTAGAGCTTCTTTAGCTGCATCATCTTCTGGAATATCAAACTTTTTAGTCATAATTTCTACTACCTTTATTGCTTCTTCTTTAGCTTGTTCTCTTAACGGCTCAATTGATTCTTTTGTATGGCCATCAGGAACACCTTTAGGTCTACCAGGGTTCTTTCTTTTCTTAGTGGACCATTGTTTACGCAACTGTCTACCTTCTTCGGTATCCATTAGTGTTGCAAAGTAATTTTTCTTTGGAGCTTTCTGTGGGTGTATGGATTTCTTAGGTGCTTTAGCTCTAGTTTTTCTCATAGAGTGCTCCTAGTTTTGTCTATTGGCTTGCTGTGTTGTTACTCTTTCTAGGTAAGGGTTGAAAAATTCATCAATGAGTGCATCAGGGACACCATCTGTGCTTAAGGTTCTTCTGATGTTATCTAATCTAACAACTGGATTTGTACCTAGATCTAATAAAGCCATATCCAATGCAGCTATAAGTTTAATTTTATGTAGTTTTGGTGATATATTTGCGACATCAATATCAGCTTTCAATTTATTTATTAAGGCTCGATTATCATCGATTCCTTGCTGTATTGCTGCATCTCTTCTTGATTGCTCTGGAGGTCGACCCTCAACTACATTTACTTCTTTTGCTTTATTTCTCCAAAATGTCCTATCTGGATTTATACGGTTCTTTAGATGTCTTATTAATTCTGATATATCATCTATACGACCACCATTGGCAACACTATTTAATGCGCTACGCGCAGTTCTTCTTACGTCTGGACTTGTGTTCGGGTCATTATTTAAATCATTTATTACCGGAATAATTGAAGCTAAATTCATATCTAAGGCTTGTTCTAACATGCCTTGAGGTGATGTAGGCATTGGTGGAAGATCTAATCTTGCGGCTTCTTGTCTTAGTCTATCGGTTCTCGCTAAGGCTTCATCTGCCTCTTTCTTTTCTGCTAAATCCTTCTGTCTTTCTTCTTCATGAAGATATGAAGATTGCGGTATTCTGTCAAAACTAGAGCCTTTTTTGTTTTTATTAATATAACGTCTTACAGTTGATCTTCTTCCAGTTAATGCATCTACACCACGACCTATACCTACAGCAGCTACTTGTCCTGCAAGTGAAGCACCACCTGTAGATACTGCAAGTGAGCCTGAAGCTAATGGTCGCAGTATTTTTTCACTTGCTACTGCGCCTCTGTCGTATCCTGCGCCAGTTCCTAATGGTGATAACTGATCAGTAACCTTTGATAAACCGCCTTGATAACCACTGTTATGTAGCTTGGTCATCTCATTCAATTCACCGAATAGATTTAATATCTCTTGGCCTTCACCATATTTATCAATACCTAGACTCATTGCTGCAGCAAACTCTTGCTGTCCTACTACAGTTTTTGTTTTAGATCCTGCTTCTCTTTTTCCAGCAGCAAGCATGATCTTTTCTTGGAATTGTTCAAGGCTATCTTTTTTGTTTGGAGTTACTTGTTCTTTCAATTCATTGAATAAAAACTTTAGCCTGGTTGTCATTTGTACGTGGGCCAGGTCTACCGTTGCTCTTGCACCACTAGTTGAAGTTTTCTTAATATCTTTTAAATTAAATCCATTTTCTTTCGCAATAGTTTCTAGTCTCTGAGCAAATGAAGCAGATTCCTTTGTTACTGGTTCACTCGATCCCGCTATTGCACTAATTGGTCCTGCAACAGTTTGAACACCAGCACCATAAGTAGTGCCTAATACTGCTGCATCAATAAATCTATCTCTCACTTCTTTTGATGTATATTCAGCACCTCTAGTAGTTGCTGCTCCCATTGATACACCTTCTTGTAATGCTTCTGTACCACCTTCGGTCAATGCTCTTTTACTAAATGCTGCTGCTGCCCTAGTGAATCCTTTTTTGTTCAATGCTTTAGTAATTTCACCAGTAGTCATTGTAATTAATTGACTTTTTGGAATTACTTTTCCAGCACCAAATCTATCTAATAAGGCAATGATTGAACCAGCACCGACAGACAATACGGCATCATAATCACCAAGTTTTTCTTCTTGCTCGAATGCAGCTTCACCAGTGCCTAGTGCTAACCCACCTCCCATAGTAGCTGCACCGATTAAATATGCAGCGGGGACTGAAACGGCAGCGGTTGCTGCAGTTGCTAGACCACCTCCTAACATGAATCCACCGGATGCGAGGTTTTCTTGGATTTTTTCTCCTACCCATCCACTAGCTTGGCCTTGAGCTAAGTTATCTGTAAAACTTCCAGTGTATTCTGGCTGATAACCACCTTGTTGTATGTCTTTATCTTGTTGGGCAACTGTCCTGGTTCCAAAATCTTCAACACCTTGTATGTTAGTTGCTCGTCCAATGGCTTCTGCGCCTTTACCAAACATTCTTTGTGCCTGGTCTACTGAATATCCAATAGCACTGTCTCTTTCTGGTTCAGGTTGGACTGCTGTGGGTCCAGGACCCATTTGTGATTGTCTTTTATATATGTCTGCTAATCGTTTAGCTCCGTCTGTATCACCGTTTTTGTGCGCTTTTAGTACCGCTTGTTGAATATCTTCAAGAGCTAATTGGGCCATATATTATTGTCCTAATCCGTATTTTTTTAATACATCTGCGTCATCTTTGTTATATGTGTTGTTGCTGCTTTGAGGTGTGGACCTACTTTGAGATGAACCACCGCCTCGACTACTTCCATATTTGCTGTTGTAATCACTTTCTCTCATAACAATTGGACTGTCTATTTCAGAATTAGGATCAATATAGACATTATTTCTCATTCTATTAGCAACTTGTTGGAGTATTCTTTGTCTTCTTTCGATCCATCTGATTAGTACACCTTCCTGAGCAGTCTTTGGTGGCACTGGCAGCGCAAATAAAGCCATTTCTTTATCCGAAATAGCACCTTTAGTATTTGCAGTATTTTCTAAGATTGCAGACACTCTTAATTTATCAATAACCAATCTAATATCTGCACGTTTTTGTGCTTGTTCCTCTGTAGACATAGAATCACGTAGGTTACCAATTGTTCCAGCAATCGGACCAGTTATGTCCCCATATCCATCAGCTTGGGCTGCTCTTAAAGCAGTTAATACTTCATCCATTTTTGAAAGTTCTGCATCATATAGCCCAACTTGGTCAAGCATTTCCATTCGATCTGTAGCATCGAGGCCAGATTTATCTTGTCGATCAATTTGGTTTTCTATTTGCTGCTGCTGTTGTGTTCTCTCGTAATCTTGGATAGCACCATAAGACTGACCGGCAGCTTGCATTGCAGCTAGAGTGCCTTGCTCACTTGCACCTACAATTTCACCACCAGCACGCATTAGTTTCTCTGCACCAGTCATCATTCCTGGGTCAGCAGTGTTTAGACGGTCCATTAACATTTCACCGTAGTTAGTTCTATTGCGCTTCTTATCTGTTAGTGTTGGTTCGTTTGATATTCCTTCCCCTTCTTGTGCCATTCTTAAAGCATCCAATGCTCTAGTAGTTAGTGCATCATCATCTAACTGTGAAGATTGCTGTAAAATACTTTGTGAATCAGGAAAATTAGCAGTCAATTGATCGGCTACAACTTGATTTGGATTTCTACCTGGGACTGCTCCTGTTTTTAAAGCTATCTGTTCTAAATACTCTTCGTGTGTAGCTCCAGGGTGAACAGTACCATCTGGCATTGTGTGTGTTGGGGTGTTTAATGCAGCAGTACCATTGTATAAGTTAGCATTTCCAGCCATATCTTTAATTGCCTGACCTGGGTGTGGTTTCTGTTCAGGTAATGGATGTTCAAATTCATAGTTAGGATCAGCCGCCCCCGAATCTTGTAACCTCTTCCATTGCTCGTAAGGCATTAACGCTGGTCTCCATACATTACCATTGTCAGTTAAAACACCAGCGTTGATATTTTTATTAGACCTGTATTGAACATTTGGACTTTTATTGAATAAGCCGTTATTTTTCATTACTACTGGACTATTTGGGTTTGAGTTATAAAAAAAGAAATTTGGATCTACTCTATTTTCACCTTGGCCACTATCGTTTAATCCTGCTCCATATCCTTGTGACATTTGATATAGATAGTCAGCCTTAGATCTATCACCAATGGTTGCCATTACGTATTCCTCTGGTAATAAGTTGAGTATTGTGGAGGTGCGTTGCCTAGAGGTAATTCTTGTATTTGACTGTTTTTATACTGATTACTCATGTCATTCCACATGTCATAGGCTTTAGCTCCAGCACCTAATCCTTGCATGGCCCCACCAAAGGTCGCACTGCCGACAGACTGTCTTGGTGCTTGGTAGGCTTGGGAAGTATAATCAGCATTGCCTAAAATACCTTTTTGATACTTAATCTGGTTATCTAAGGCAAAGTCACGACTTTCATTAAATCTACGTTCTTGATCATTGAGAGCGCCTTGATCAAATCCTCTAAAGTTACCACCCGCTTTATTCATGAAGTCAATCATTGAGCCACTCGCATTGATACCAGTGTTATAGGCAGAACCTAATCCTCTATTGGCATCCATAGCATTACCAAAGTTTCTTTGATTCTGTGTGAGATACTGGTTTCTTAGATCATCTTCAATTCGAGCACTGGTGTCTGCATAGCGATCACCATAACCACGATTAGCTAATGCATCTTGCATACCTGCCCTGGAGCTATTAGTGTTATTAGTAGCACTGGCCCCCATATTAATACCAGGTAAAGTTGATTCAGTTAGATTCCTGGCATCATTACGCATCGCTCGATCAATCAATGGTTGAGAGTTATTAGCTGCATAATTAGACGCATCTAAAATAGGATTACCGCCTTGAGCCTGATTAAGTAGATTACCGTAGTTACCAGCGAAGCCTTGGCCCTGGTTCATTATGTTGGCAGCACCTCCGGCACCAGCCATACCAAAGTTACCAGCATAGTTATTACCATATTGTTCAAATGGGTTCATACCTGCATAGGTTTGACCACCATAGGTGCCCATTCTATTGGAAGCATCGAGAGCAGAACCAGCTTGGTTATATGATTTCTCAATAAATGGTTTAGAAAAGCGAAATGACTCGGCGGCTGTATCTGCTGCATAGCGTTGTGAGGCTGCATTTTTCTTAGCTGCATTTCTTGCACTAAGTCCACCGATTACTGCTGAACCTAATGCTGCGACTATTGGCCATACCATAGTATTACTCCTACTATATTAAATTAATGTTCGCTCTTCTTACCTATACTGCTACCCAAGCACTGCCGTTATAGACAACTAACCCGGATGAATTGTTACCCAGGGCATTCCAAGGTAAGACGTTATATCTCACCATGCCTTTACGTGGGTTTGTTGGTGCTTGATCTGTTGCTTCAATATGAGCATCAGCCATCGCGACCAGAATGTTTTCTAATCTTTGAAACTCACCTTCTAGGAAGGACTTTAAACTGGCTTCTAACTGTGGGAATTGTCTACGTGAATACCTGGGTGTAACCAGGTTAGTTTTTCCAGATAGGGACACAGTTATCTCCTGCCAGTTGTCATCAGATCCAGGTCAAAACCTGTAAAAGAAAAATCTTTAGCATCTGTGGTAGTGAGTTTGTATGAGAGGTACCGACCAGATGCCCTGGAATCAATCTTGTGGGTACTGGAGGCATTAAATGTGATACTAGACTCGTAGTTTGGTGAGTCTGCAATGAGGTTGGCACCACCATAGGTAAAGACAAAATTCTTATCGTTATTTGGTGTGGTGATCTGTGGGTATATATTTTTGATAATCTTATAACCAGTAATAGGGAGCATTTCATCTAGGTCAATACCAGTTCTTTCTGCAAATGGCAGTTTAGTTGCTTCAGTATCTATAGCAAAAGACAAACTACCTGTATCAGCCAAATCTAGGCCATACAGTTTGTCGGAACCAATACCATCTGCCGAGTTATCTTCACCAGCAAATAAAGTATGCCTATCGAATCCAGCTTCTTGAGAGAAATATGAACCACCAATAGCAGAATACGCGGTACTGGTGTTGGCATAGGTGCCACTACTAGATACATTGGCTATGGTGCCACAGGATACATTAGGTAAATCTAGGAATGACCAGGTGTCATTCTTATAGTTATAGACGGCAGCACGATTACAGCGGTCACTATTAGTAAAGGCCACCTTATCGTCACCACTAGAGTAACAAAAGTAAACCTCTTCTAACTCAGGCGACCAATGTACAAAACAACGGTCTATCCTGGCTGTATTTAAGCCACCAAAGATATAGTCTTTTACTCTTTGGTCAACTATGGATTGCCTGGTGGACCCATCATGTATGTAGATATCATCATTACCAAAAACATAATGCTTACCATCAATCTCTTGTACACAATTTTGGTTTATAACACCGATGTCACTAAAGATTTTTCTAAAGTTAAAGATAAAGGGACCACCAACAAATTCCATGAGGTAGACATCAGATTTAGAATAAAGAATAAAGTTTGGACCAAGTACGGCACCATCAACTAACGGTGTTCTAATCTGTACTAGGTCATTAAAGCCAGCACTTTTAGTGGCATCACTGGCATCCCAGCTATCCGGGACTGCATTAGCCTGGGCAATATTGGACCATCTAACTCTAGAAGTATAATAGTTGCTGCCTTCGGTCATATTAATACCAAGTAGAAAATCACCATAGGATCTTAAGGCTTTACAGCGCCAGCCTGAATCCCAGGTAGACGGCATATAAGCAAAATTGGTACCACTTGTAGTTCTATATCTTGGTATTTTATCCTCTCTATTAATATAGATAACATCAGCTAGGGTGGTTGACGTAAAAGGATGGATTAGAGAGCTTGTTGTAGTGAGGTTGGGTGATCTATTATTTAATGATCCAGAGGCATACTCTTGGATGATATAAGTATCAGAAGCTAGGATGACGGTGCTATAGCCCGATACAGGCTCTACACCATGAAGAAGTCTTGGGTTGAAACCAAGGGAGTCTTTAATAGTTCTGAATACTGGAGCCCTGGAGATACCACCTTCATCGAACCTTACATTAACGGCTCTTGAGAAAGCATTAGTGGGTAAAGCTGAAGGATCAACATCTGTAATTACACCTACGTCACCAAGCCCACGAATAGGTAGCGTTTGTAGTGCCATTTATATAGATCCACTTGCAGTGATATCGTCGACGGTTGTCATGACTCCAGCGGAGGTCAATTTGAATTTTGCGGTACCATTATGCAGGAACCTAAGTTCACCTGAGACTTCATCTATTGTCCATGCTCCCAAGTCAACTACACCCACATTAAGTGTA